GGCATATCCTGTATATACTTCCTTTTCCCCAAGGGCTGCCATTGATGCGAGAAAATGGGTCTTGCCTTCATATTCAACGACAGAATACTTTATCAGTTGTTGATAATCTGGAGTTCTTAAAAACCAAAAATTAGCAAGAGTTATTGGATTTGCTGGCAATATCATTGAATTTTTATCTGCAACAACATAATCAGTATCCATATCATCACAGTCAGCACTCTGAGAAGTCATCGGTTCATCAAGTCTCATTTCTATCTGACTTATCGTATCTAACAAGCCCGCAACTGTTAAGCAATCTTTTGAAGAATGCATACTAGGCAGTGGTGCTTCTGGAAACGCAAGTTGATAATACATATCTCTTTCCACAGAAAGTTCAAACAAACGCTCAAGAATCTCATCAGAGCGCTTGGCCATGGTTTTTACCATGAGGAGAAGGGAAGCCCTCTCAACTGCATGGCGATTGAGTTGGTCTCTCAATCTTAATACGTCATTGCGTAGAACTTCTACGCCGCGGTGTGAATCAGTAGGACTCGAGTCCATTTTCACTCAATACCCCAACAATAATAATCTAATAATACACTATAAAACAAATATTCAGAAAAGTTCAAATCGTGAAATCGTATCGGTCAATATCAGGCTGAGTCAAGTCGTATTTGAAAACAAGTGTTCTAGTATCAATGTGTTGTTTAATTTTATACATTAATTGCTCTTGCTTTGCAAGATAACCCGAAGCTCCATCAAGAGTTTTCCCATCCAATTCTGGCCTGGATATGCCAGAGTGGTCATGGTCACATCCCCTGTCTTTACTCCGGACCCCCAGAAACAATCATGCTCATTTGCCTCAACAAGATATGAATCACCTGTCGATGCGAGAAAGTATGCAAGGTTGTCATCCTTGAATTTTTCTTTGAGTATCTTTCGCATCGTGCGGACTTTGACTACAGTCCACTGCTCATTCAACTCATCTTTATTGGGTCCTTGGAAAAGACTTTTCCCTATCCTTTTTGCTTCAAAGCCATTTGAACACTGTGCAATGCGTGAAGCAGCAACATTATTCTTTGCAAACACCGCTTTGCGATATTGATATATCTGCTCTGAAGAATTCCATATTCTATTTTGGTACTCAATCTTGCATGGGAACATATTAGAAAGCTTATCTGCAGCGCCTAAAAATGGTCGCACAGATGAAGGCACAAATGGAATCTTCATGCTCTCTCTGTAATATGTCTCTGAGAAAGCATTTCGCCATGGAATGATCAGATTTAATGGTATCTCATGCTGGGCTGCACATGTCTTGACATGTTCTGCAATTTCATTATAGAACTTTTCACCGTGCAATGATGCCTCCATCATGCATGATGTAACAGCAAGATTGATAGTAGATGGTTCCCATTTGATATCTTCTCCTCGACGATAATAGTGTCTTTTACCACACTTTGTCCAACTCAGCATCTTGATGAAGGTATCTTTCTCTAATGCACCACAAATTCGGCCTTCGATATCTTTAAATGAACGTTTCAAAAACGTGAGCTCACTCAAATCTTGCATTTGCAAATCGCCTGTTTTGTCTGC